ACTTTTAAGTCTTTTAATTCTTTCTTTATCTCTGTTTTCACTTTTATCAGCTTCAAGTGCTTCAAGTGTACCAGTTAAGTTAGAAATAAATTCCTCAGTTCTCTTTATTAAAGTATCAGTAACAGGTCTTGTTTCCTTATTAAGACTATTAAGTCTGTCTTTCCACAAGTCAGATTTAGTCTGTAACCATGTAAGTTCTGCTACTTGGTCATCAGTTACATCATCCCTTACTATACTTTCAAAATAGTCTTTATTCTTTCTGTAGTTATCTAAAGTTTTAAGTAAGTTTTCTCTATTCTCTGTTATAGATTTTCTTACTTCTTCCTTACTTAAAGGATTACCATTATTATCTACATAAGGACCACTTACTTTATTATTTTCTTTTAGTTTTTCATTCTCAGCTTCTAAAGATTTTATCTTAGCTGTAACAGTTTGAGCTGCTGCTTGAGTACTTTCAAATGCTGCCATAGCATCATCATCTTTTTCAGCCATGTAACTATAAGCATCTAAATCATCAGCAAGTGATTGTTGCTTTTCTCTAAGTCTTGCTATTACATTATTATTCTGATTAATCTGTTTAGTAACATCTTCTGATTGATGATTTTTAGTAGTAGCTTCAATAATGTTATCTATATCTTCATCAGTCATATTTTCAGATGCCATTTTAATTACAGACTTTAATTCATCTAATTTACCTGCATCATCAAACATCTGAATATCAGAAACTAACTGAGAGTCATCAGCATTCTTGAAATCAAATTTACTATTTCTATCTACAGCTTCTTTTTTCTGATTTTCAAAAGATACATGTCTAACTAAACCTTGATAGTAAGGTAACATTTCCTTACTTCTTTTATTCATGTAGTCAGCTAACTCTTGACTTCTTGCTTCTTTCTTATTTTCTTCTTTAATTCTACTAAAGATATTATCTTCTAATACAATAGGAGACCTATAAGTACCATCAGCATTCTTAGCACTTCTAAATTGAGGCATACCTACTAAACCTGTTAAACCTCCTATAAAAAATTCCTGCCATGCTTCTGGGTCTGAAACAGTATCTTTTACACCTTCTGCAAATGACTTACCCCAACTAATTACTTCTTTAGTTGCATTAGGGTCATATTTACTTTGTATATAGTTCTTTACTACATCTTGTGAGTGTAAACCTGCAATATTACTTGCTGCATATTGTGAAATTTCCTCAGTACCTTCTGAACCAAAAGATTTACCAAAAGCCTTAATAAGTTTAGATGTGTTACCTGTCTTTACAGCTTGAAAACCCTCAGCTAAACTACCTGTAACATTAGCATCTCTAATTGCTGATGAAAAACCTTTACTATATAATTTACCAAACTGAATAACATTAGAAGCCATAAGTATAGGTAAATTCATAACTAAGTCAGCATTACCCATATTAGCTGCTTGCTCTTCTATTGCCTTTCTTGTATCATCATACTTATTTTGTAAATTAGCTACAGCCTTTTTATATTCTGGTGAATTAACATCATACTGTTGTTGTAACTTAGATAATTCATCTTGATACTGAATACTTGCATTAGCTATTTGAGCTTTCTTCCAATCAGTAGAATTATTCAATGCTTCAGTTTTACCCTCATTAAGTGCTGACATAAAAGCACCTGTAAGCATAGTAGAAGCATTAGCCACTGAGCCACTTACCTTAGCTAAACTAAGTAAACCTTTCAAACCTTTACTAAATATACCACCACTATAAAAAGCACCTATAGAGAAACCAAGATTTTTAATAAATTTATCTCCTAAAAAGTTAGCAGTAAATATATTACTCCATGGATTATCTATCTCATCTTGTGTATAATAGTTAGGCATAGCTTCCTCAGAAGCATCATTAACTTCTTTTAATAAATTAGATACAGGATTATCCCAAAAACCTGTTAAGAATTTCTCAAAACCATTTTGAGATTTATTAGTAGAAGAGGATATATTATCTATACCATTAACTATACCTGCTGCTGTACCTAAAATACCATCAACAAATGTAGTAGCAGCTAATACACCTGCCTTAGCTAAACCTGCACCTAATTTAGAATACCAAGGTTGGTTATTTGCTCTTTCATCATTTAGATTATAGAAAGCATCACCACTTACAAAATCATCATCAAACATTGAGTCACCAAAACCATTACCTGTTTCTGGGTTAAATAATGATGTTCTTATATGTTGGTCATCTAAAGTAATATTATTACTTATGATATTTTTAACTTTAGTTGCAGTATTATAATTCTGCATAAAGTCATTATATTCTTCAGGACTTACAGCATTTTGCTGCTGTAAGTCCCTATAGTTTTGTTTACCAACCTTTGTTAAATCAACTGGTTTTGAGTTCTTCTTATTTGTCTTAAAAAACTTTGGCATAATTTTTAATTTTTATTGTCCATAGAAATTTCTTTCTACTTCACTTGACTTAGTTTTTGATGTTTCAAACATACCTATTGCATTATCACCAGCAGCATTAAGTGCCATTGTAATAGCATCATTAATAGGTACTTGTATTCCCTTTGCATAAGGTACTGTTATATTACTTCCCTTAGCTTTTCTTAAATCAAGTAAACCTTGTAATGTACCTATATTACCTGTAATCAAAGCATCTACATTATGATTTATAGAAGCCATAGGTAATCTAATTACCTTACCATCAGAAGTATCAGTTCCTTTAGTTTTAATTTCTATATAATTACCATGTTTACCATATACAGAAATAGCAGATTGTATATCAGTATTCTTTAAGTCTCTAACATTAATCTTTGAAGAGGTACTCTTCATTTGATAACTATTCTTATCTTTAACTCTCTTATATTCATATACATCACCCTTATCATTTGCAGCTTGACTTATGAATGATAATACATTGTCATAATCTGAACTATTAATTGCTCTTGTAAATTCAGTAGCTTTAGTAGCATCAAATCTTCCATAGTATGTATCTCTTATAGAGTTAATCTTGTTATCTTGCCAACCTCCTCTTCTAATCTTATTACCTTGTAAACCAAACATACCTTGTAATCCTAATCTCTTAATCATATCAAGAGTAGGTGTTCTTGGTATATTAATTGTTGTGCCTCCTCCAGATACTGATGGTCTTATATCTAAATCACTAAATTTTATTCCTTCTTTTTCTCTATTCTTGAAATCTTCAACAGCTTTAGCTTCTTCCTTAATTTGTGCCATTACTGAATGTTTAGCATACCATCTACCATCTTTCTGATATATAAGGTCTTTAAGTTTTTCCCAATCATTTGCATTAGCTTGTTTCTCAGCATCTGTTAATACATTTCTTTCTGTATAATTAGGTGCTGCACCTATCATACCTTGTGCTGCTTGAGCTGCTGCTGCTTGAGCTTGTAAAGTATATTGATAGTTCAATAAATCTTTTTGATTTTGATGAGCCTGTTCTTGTAAAGTCATACTATTTCTAAGTTGTAAATCTGACTGTGCTTTTATGTCATTTATAACTTGAGTTTGTGTTTGACCTATTGCTTGATAAAGACCCATATCAATATAACTCTTTGCCTTATCTTGTATATCTTTACTATATCTATCTAAGCCAGCAGTTTGTGCTACTCTATTTCTTAAATCCATTAAGATTTGAGAAGCATTAGGTGAACCTGCTATAACCGCATTTACAGCATCCATAGTAAAACCATTCTTTTTAAGATACTCATACTGATAAGGAGTAATATGCTTTAACAATGTTTCTCTATCTGTAGTAGCTAACTTAGCAGCAGCTTGTGCTGACATAGCCATTAATTGATTACCAGATAAAGAGTTATAAGATAGGTTAGGATTAGTTGTATAATCTCTTAAAGAAGTAGTTGCAGCATCTCTACTAAACATTAATGAAGGATTTTGCATTTGAGCAAGTCTTTGTTCTTTTACTTGATTTGCTCTTTGTACACCTGCATTAATTAGAGGTGTAATCTCATTATTATACATTTGTTTAATTTGCCACATCTGACCTCTCTTTAGACCTTTTAGACCATAAGAACTAAGACTATCAGCAACACTTGATAAGTGTGCTGCATAGTCTTTATATTTTTTAATCTCCTCTTGGTCAGTAGCATTGTTAGCTAATTTAAGAAACTCAGCAGCTTTACTATCATATTGTGCTAAGGTATCTTCTAACTGGTCATGCCTTTGTTGAGCCATTAAAAGAGGTTGTACATACTCTTGAAAAGAATAAGGTCTAAATGTAGAATTAATTTGTAAACTATAATTAGCCATTATTTCTTACCTCCTCTATAAATAGTTTGTCCTCTACCACCTGATATATAATCAAATATAGAGTTAGCTTGATTTCTATTAAAGTTATCAATTCCTATGTTACCTATATTATTAAATAGGTTAGTAAGGTTAGCACTCTTAGCAGCAGATATTCTTGCATCAATAGCATCTCTCATAGCAGCAGCTTGACCTAAACCTTGTAATTGGAAGTTTCTAAGCGAAGCAAATGCTTGTTGATTAGCCATCTGTGCTTGTAAATTATTTGAAGAATTATATTGGTCAGTACCTCTATTAAACTCTTCAACTTGCTTCTGTAGAGCATCATTATATTCAAGTCCTTGTCTAAATAGATTACCTTCTTGAATACCTGTGTTATAATCAGCTGCAAGCAATGCTGCATTAGTTATACCTTGATTACCATTAGCATTATTTCTAATAGCATTTCTTGTAGAACCTGCTTGAGAGTGTAATAAATTAAGTCCATAATTATAATCTAATGGGTCATACTCTAAATAGTTACCTATTGGAGTAGGATTAACAGGTATATAATTACCTTTGTTAGCAAGTGCTTCAATCTTTCCTACAGCAGAGTAGTCAGGTTTATTTGATAAACCTAATAAGTCTGAAACTACTGAAAGACCTGCTCCTACTACTGGAGCATATCTCATCCAAGTAGGTAAAGGTTTATATTCTGTATCATTAGTAGCTGGCTTAATATTATTTATTGGTTGCTTTTTAAGTTTAGACAAGTCAGGAGCTTGAATATTATCAACACTACCCAACATAGTATTAAAGGGTATGTTAGGTGCAAGACCTAAAGTATTTAACATATTACCCTTACCATAGTTTAGATATTGGTCTGGACTATAAGTAAGTCCTGCTCTACTTGCAGCATTAGTCATAGTACTAAATATATCTCCATATTCAGTAGTACCACCATTTCTAATATTAGTTCTTGGACCATTATAACCATCTACCCAAGTATCAGCTTTATCAGAAGTATTAGCACCTTTAGGTAAATAAATATTATCTGAAATACCATTAAAGTATTTATTACCTCCTAAATCATTAAATAAACTCTGATGCTTTTCAATTTCTTTTGAGTATGGGTTAGTAGGTTGAAGTTCATATGCTTTAGAATTATAATAAGACCTTTGCATCTTATTAAAGTCATTCAAAGCCTTCATTCTAATATCATATCTTTCATTGTCTGTTTTAGCATTAGCTAAATTTGTTTCTACAGACTTAAAGAAATCTAACAAACCTTGTTGTGTATATTTAGTCCAATTATCTCCTAAAGTACCAGACTTAAAACTACCAACTTTCTTTGTTTTACCTCCATCTTTATACATATTATTCATAGCAGCTAATGGTGCTAAATAAGGATTACTAAATTGTGTTGATGAACCCTGTAACATATTATATAACTGTAGTGGGTCAACATTGCTATTGTCTTTAACTGTTGTATCTATAGTTATAGGGTCAGAAGATAAATTTAATGCTACAGTATTAAAAGCATTAAAATCAAAAGTATTCTTTATTTCTGGTAAAGAGTAATTAGCATTATCTAATTGAGGTAAAGATACTGAAGTAGGAGAACTACTACCCATCATATTTTGAAAGTCTAATGGTTTATAATTACCTGCTTTACCATTAATACCTAAAGCATAATTAACACCTTTAGCTATTGCAGCTAAACCATTCTGACCTGATTTATTCATAGCTCTAATAGCTCCCTCTGGTCCAGAACTAAACTCATAATAACCAAAAGCATTCTTAGCTGCCTCTTCTACAGACTTAGAATTTTGTAAATGTTTTAGTCCATTCTTATGAGTAGTATTTAATTCATGCCATACAAAATCTAACTGATTTTCAAAAGAAGGAGAGTTACCATATTTACTAAATAAAGCTTTCTTTCTACTACCTAACCACTGTGCTATACCAAATGCTTTTGATGAACCATTTACAGCACCTGTGTTAAGACCAGACTCTCTAAGTAAATTACCTACAAGACCCTTAGCTGCATGTTCAGAAAGACCTTTTTCTTTGAAGAAGTTTACAGCATAGGCAGCTTTATCCATACTACCACCTTTTGCAAACTTATTAACACCTTCTTCACTTTTCTCTAATGAACTTTCTAATGCTTTCTGTTCTTCTTGAATAGCAGCTAAAGATGATAATAATTTATTTGTAGTTCTCTTTAGTATAGGGTCATTAGGTGACTCTTTATATTCTTCTGTAAGTTTCTTACTTATGTCAGCATAAGTCTTATTAGCATACTTACTATCTAAGTTATATTTTAATAACTCAGCTTCAGCAGGCTTTAATCTATTACTGAATACAAAGTCATTCCAAACAGTTTCACCTTCTTCAACTAAATTAGGTTTACCTTCTTCATCCATTGATATAGGAATACCACCATTAGGATTACTTTCATGTGTACCACCATTATCAATTTCCATTAAACCATCAGGAAATATAGAACCATTCATTGTACCACCAAAAGCATACTTAATTGAAGGATTAAAATTATCTCCTAACATATATTGTATTGAAGGCATCATACCTCCATAAGCAGCATAATTAGCAGCAGCATTTAAGTCATTCTTTTCATCTAAGTTATCAGCAGCTAAATTCATAGATTGAACAGCTCTTACATTACTTAACTGTCTTTCAGTATTTAATTGAGCTGCTAACTTTTTAGCTTTATTTGCAAACCAACCATCTTTACCTACTGTACTTGTATCTATATTCCCAAGCATATTAAAGTTACTTGCAGAATTTAATAAAGCATCATTTGATGAGTTATCTACCTTAAAATTATTCTGTGCTGCATTCTCTTTTTTAAGATTATCTACTGCTTCTTGATTAATCTTAGAACCAAAAGCAGCATTAGCTAAACCACCTACTACTTTAAGACCTGCACCTGCTACTGCACCCCAAGGTCCTGGGATAGCAGATGCAATTCCACTAAGACTATCTATTGCACTACCAACACCTGATGTCATTCCACCTGATATAGCATTACCTACCATACCTCCTACAGCAGAAGCAGCAGCACCTAATACTGCACCTCCAGTGCCAGAACCCATTGAGCCTAAACCCTTTCCTGCTCCTAAACCATTAAGAAATCCACCTATATCATAATAATTATTATAGTAAATAGCCTTTCTATAGTTAAGACTTTTACTATTAGGTAATTCATGTAATTTCATAATAAATTCACTTATTCATTCTAATTGCAAAGTTAATAAAATTATAATTTTATACCAAATATATAAATACAAAAAGAGGAATAAGTAACTAAAATACTTATTCCCCTCATATAATTATACATAATATGAAGTCTCAAGACTGCGAAGTATCATCTTATAATCTTTAGGATTATACTTTTCAAGTTTAATAGTAAGCCAAGGATTTCTTAATCTTTGTCTATGACTATCTCTTGGTAATAACCCTCTCCATACATTAAATTTCTTTTTAAGATTAGAGGTGCCTGCCTTTCTATAAGAAAATTCTTGAATACCTTTTTGATATTCATTCCATGCTTCTAATCTATCAAAAGATAATAAAGCCTCATAGTCATTAAATTCATTAAAGAAGTCAGCTTTATATTCAATAGAATTAAAGATTTTATCTTCTAAAGGTGTCTGTCCATTACATATAAATGTTAAACTAAAAGGTTGTTTCTTACCAAAGAAAGAGTTATATCTACCCTTAAAGTTTCTCCATAAAGAATGAGAATTAAAAGCATAGAAATTATCTTTCATATTAAACATACCTTGTGTTTTCTCATAAGACATAAATGAAGTAAACTCACCTAAGTACTCTGAAAACACTAAACATACATCATCTTTAATTAAGTAAACATCATTATGTATATAGTCATAATATGTTCTAAAATTAAGTTGGTCTTTAGGGTTCCATACTTTATTAGTATGTTGTTTTGAGAACCATTGCTTGAAACCTTTTTGGTCTGATATAGTAGATATTTGAGGGTTTATAATATATAAACCTCCTGTATTACTATCTATAAAATATAGTCCCATAGGTGACTCACATATAGACCATTTATTATTACAACCTATTACAGATGATATATACCTCTTACCCTGTACCTTACCACTATTAGCTATTTCTATAGGGACACCAGTGGTAGTAGCTATCTGTGCATTTTCATTGTAAAGTATAGTACTTATACCTTTATCTTGAAAAGCATAAATAGTATTATTGAAATTTCTAAGAGCATTAAGATTACCTTTATCACCATCTAAATCTATAGAGTTAGCTAAAGTTACATTAGTCCAAGTATCTATTTCTTCTCCAAGTATTTTAGTCTTAGACCATAATATCTGCATAGGGAAATTAGTTAATCTAATTTGAGAAGAGTCATAACTTCTATACTTAAAGAAATTATTAGACTGATTATATACAGGATTAATAAGATTATAATTCAAAGGACTAATAGCTAAACTATTATAATTTCCTCTATTTCTATCATATCTGGCATCAAGATTTATTCTTGTTTCTACCATGAATGATAATAATTCTATTATACTGTTTTGGTCTTCCTTAGTAAAAGGATAAGTTTTAATACAATCATATCTTTGATAGAAACTATCACCTTCATTCCATTCTATAACAAAATCACCATTAGAAGAAATCAAAGATGTTTCACCTCCTATAACCCATTGACTATTAGCTATATCTGCATCTGTAATAGGTCCAAAAGGATTTTCAATATCTCTATATAATTCAGCTAACCATAAATATGAATTATAATTTGTCTTATTAATAAAATCACTTTCTGATAACTTAATACCTTCTAAAGAGTACTTAGTATCTTTATTATTTGCCCACTTAAAGTAACAATCATTTAGATATTCCCAAGAGTCATTATTACTTAGATAAGGTAAAATGTTAAGAGTGTTATCACTACCTCCTAAAGATATAATAGCATGAGGAGTAGATTTATATTTCATACTCACCATATCATTAGACCATTTATCTCTGCTTTCTGGGTAATACCTATTGTTACTATTATATAGCATCTTGTTTTGACTTATAGAACTATCAAAATAATTGTCTCTGCCTTCTTCAGGTGAAACATTAAATGTAGTAGTATCTGAAGGAAAACTCTTACTATATAATACAAGTTGAAAAGATATATTAACTCTTGGTACTATTTCTACACTATAACCTTGTGTACCAAAACCTTTAGTAAATACAGGTAAATCTGCTTCATTAAAGAATGGATAATCTTCAAAGTTAAATGTAACAACTTGTGACTTAATACCTTGAGAGTCAGTATGATATAAAGTAAAAGCAGATACAAAGTTCTTTATAAATTTAATTCGAGAGTCTTTAGGTGCAGTAGATGGTATATTAAAAGTTATACTGTTATAAGCTGCTGTAGAACTTACTATAGGAAACTTAGAATAAGAAGGTAATACTTTATCTATGTTACCATAATAAATACATTCAGACTTAAAGCTATTAGGTATTTTAAGTTTCTCTATTGTAATCTCATTAGAGTGAAATACATTAGTATCTTGCACTTCTATATTAATAGGTTTCTTAAGATTATTATTAAAAGCTGAATACTTATAGTTGATTAACTTTTTATACTTTAGTACACCTCTTTTTAATTCATCTTTTTCTACTGATATAGTATCATTTAATGTACCATTTCTATGCCAAGGATAAACAATGAAACCTCTTTTATATTTAGTATCTTTCTTAACTTCTTTCTTTCTATCTTCATAACTGCAATCCATCCAAAATGGTTTACCTAATAAAGACTCACAGTTAGATATATCATAAGAAGGAGTACCAAAGTGTTCACTATAAAAACCTGAATAAACACTAAAGTTAGTACTTGTCAACCAAGCACCATTATCTGCTTGTATAGATATATTACCACTATTACCTGTAATAGGTATAGCTCCTATTATTCTCAACTTGTAATTCTTAAAGTTAGCATTCAATACATTATCATCAAATTCAATATCTGGTGAATTAAGAGTTACAATGTTATTATCTATAAAGAACATCTGTTTATTTATAGAGTCCCAATTAGGAAACTTATTAGCATCTTGAATAGTTCTTCTATTATATTGAGAACCATCTAAAGATACTATATCTTCTGTACTTATAGGAGGTATATTTTGTATCTCACAATTTACACTATTATTACCTGTTAGTGGGTAGAAAGGTCTGAACTCAATAGAACTCTCTTTAGGATTTTTTATATAAGGTCTAAAGAACCAAGAAGCCTGTGCATAAGGAGAATTAGTCATTCTATCTCCTACATTAAATACAGTAGAATTTAATACACCTTGTGCTAATATACTTCTGTTAGATATGTCTGGATAGACTATTATAGGTCTTACAGCTAAAAACCCTTCAACATTATCTATTCTACCTCTAAATATACCACCACTGCCATAGTATTTGTTACCATCACTAAAACAGTATTTATCACATTTTACATCACCTAAGAATACAGCTTCTGTCCAAGTACCATTATGTCTTTGGAATTGTAAACCTAATCTATAATATTCTCCACCTTTGAATGTTCTAAGATGGCTTGATGATTTACCTATGTTAGACTCATAAGGATAGTACCCATCTAATTCACATATTGCTAATTCTTTCTTAGTCCAAGCAAACCTACTACTGAATTGTGTTTTAAGATTAGTCTTAGTATTGACAGTAGGATTATGTTCTATCTGGTTAATACCTCCTAAGAAAAGAGTATTATCTTTCTGTGTTATTGTGTTAGCTATAATATTATAACCTCCTACATACAATAGATTAGTAGGTTCAATATTATAACCTGTTAAGTTAGAGTCAGTAAAGGTAACACTATTTAAGTCTTTAATTGATAAAGAGGTAACTACTTTAGCTGTAGGTGTAGCATTATATGAACTTCTTAATATTGAATAAACCCTAATATAATCAAATTGTGAATATGCTATATTTTCTATTTTAATATTAAAAGCACAACTTGAGTTTTTATCAGGTGATATACCTCTATTATTAGTAGATGTATATTGTAAATCACTTACATAAAATATATTACTCTCACTACCATACTTATTGTAAAATGAAAAAGCATATTGTACTATACCTGCTGGAAATACACCATTACCATCTTGTACCTTATTAATACTAACTATAGGTAAAGTACCTGTATAATTATCTATACTTTGTACAAAATCAAAAGATGTATCTATCCATTTATCTCTAATAGCTTTAGGAGTAGATATATTAATAACTCTTGGTTGATTGATACCATCTACCCAATATACTTTTTGTAACTCCTCATTCTCAAATAAAGCAAGTGACTCTATAGGATTTTTTAACTTAAAGTTTAAGTTACCCTTATATAAAACAGTGTAAGTAACAACATCATTAAAATCTACAAGATATATAAAATCTGTATCATTATTTTTAATAAAAAATACTGCCCTATCATCTATAGTTACATATCCTAATAAATAACCTTCAAGGTTAAATACTTTTTCATTACCTTTCTCATTAGTTACAGTAAGTAAAGTATTATCTTCTCTTGCTGTAAGTCTTATATTCATAGCATCATAAAGATATTCAGAAGAAACAATACTTTTGTCTATGTCTCTTCTCATACCTTTGAATGTATAATGTTGTCTTCTCTCTTGCATAATTAATGAGTTTTATAATATTCTTTATCTCCTAAGTTAGAGTAACTATTAGAGTGAGCATCTCTTCTTGGCATTAATGCTGTCCATTGATTTGCTATTGACTCTAATTGGTCTAAAGAAGGAGTCTTCAAAGAGGTAGAAGCCTGACCTACTGCCCAATCATATTCTCTGTTTATATACTCTAAAGTCTGTAAAGGTATCTTACCTTGTATGAATTGTTTTTCACACCACTTAGATTTAATATAATATTCAAGAGCATTTATAAAGGCTTCATTATCAGCTATTAAAGGATAACCATCTTCATCAACAGCTATGGCATCATATGATATTTCAATGTCTTTACAATGAGATACTATAATAACATTATTCTGTATCTTGTATTTATAAAGCATATCATTCCTATCATCTAATACAAAGCTACCTGTAGATATATCATATACTCTACCACTACATAAATCTCTTACCTCTATCATTTGATAGTAATCACAAGGTAGCATACCTTTATAATTTTTTATTTCTACCTTAACAGTTTTTCTGTCTAAAAGTTGTGGTATTCCTAATATACGAATAAATCTTACTACATAATTAACTGCTCTTTCAAAAGTCAAATCATCTAATAGACTGTCATCCATTATATTATCAAGTACCTGCTTTATACTTATACTCTTCTCCATATATAGTATCAAATTTACCTTCTTTAATTAATTTTACTAATTCTCTCTTTAATGATATATTAGCTGTAAACTTTAAGAATTTACCATTTCTAAATCTCTGTGACTTATAATATTTAATCTTATACATAGTATCAGATGTAAATCTTACTAAAGTCTTTTTTAATTTAGCAGTAGCATCAGTTTCCCATAACTTTTTAGTAGTTACCCAATCAATACCATTATATATAACTAATTTACCTTCCTTAAATACAGGTTTTAGTTTCTTCTTTATTATAACTATGTTACCTATATTATAAGGTAATGTTACATAACCTTCTCTTAGTAAGTGTCTTATAAATGCCTTATTAAGTGCAGATATAATTTTCCTATAAGTTATTTTATCTAAACCACAATTATTTTTTTGAAAAGCATCATTAGCCCCCCAACACTTAGCATTATTCATTGTTACTATTATTATTAGAGTTATTATTATCTGTATTAGGTTGATAAGTGTTATATCTATTATTAGAAGGGTCAGAAGCATCATTAGCATTATCTTCTGGTATGTTTTTAACATTTCCTAATTCTTGTACTACTAATTGAATAACAGTAGATATTAGACCTTCTTCTAATGGAAATCTTTTATCTAATATATCACAAGAACTATCTGCTTCACATTCAAGTTTAGCTGCTTCTTCTGGGTCTTCAAATATGCCTCTCATCTTTACACATTTAATATACATAAATTGAGGATTACTTGACCTTAGATACAGGTAACTGTCAGACTTAGTACCATAAATAATATTTCTTAAATACTTATTATTTCCTACATATCTAAATCTTTCTTTTCCTATGTAAGATATTTCAGTATTAAAGAAGTTACCTTGATATACTTTAGTATTACTAATAGACATAAGTGAAGGTATCTTTTCTATACTCTTTAAGTAATCACTATCTAAACAAGGTAAACCCTCATATAATTCTGCCTTTTCAAGATTAAGACATATTACTTGATAATTACTGTCTGGTATAGACTTTCTTGCATCTGAATACCTTTGTTTAAGTATCATTGCTCTGTATATTCCTAATAGGTAAATTACATGGTCTAAAGTAAAGTTCATATCATCAGACATGAGCTTTAGCTCATCCATTACCATATGTGCTACTTTTCTATATGTATTCATATTATATATAAAATTAAATCTTGTGCAAAGATAATAAAAATATTATCTTCACACAAGATTATAATTATAATACTTATGCACTCATATCACTACAGTATAAGGTATAGAAGTTTATACCATTTTGAGTAGTATAGTCTTGTTCATTAAGTATCTTAGATTTACTAACTTGATAAAATGCTTTCTCTCTTGCATTACTGTTAACTAACCAGAAGATAGGTATAGTACCTGTAACTTGTGGACTCTCTGACATAAAGTAACTTACATTAGATAAGTTAGGATGATTAACCTTAGTAAGTAAATTAACAAAGTTAACCTTCTTCAAAGAAGAGCGAGAGAATAAAGAACTAACATTAGCCAAAGAGAAATTAGCTCTGAATAAATTATCAGGAACTTGAATATTGACATTATCATTAAATTTAACACCACTATACATTCCACTTACAGAAGTAAGTAATTTATTGTTTACAAAACTATCTTGATGTATTCCTACATTAGCAGGTATAACTATACCCTCTGTAATACTTTGTAAAGAGTTAACTTTAGGTAAATATTTATACATATCTTCATGGAACATTTTACCCATAGAAGAACCCTCACCAAAGTCATAAGGAGATACACTCTTACAATTACTAAATACATCAGCCATAGATGTTACATCTACTAAAGGTTCAAATATAAATTTAGGTATTCTACCTACTATACCTCTTAAATGGCTTTCATTAGATGTAACACCATTGTTAGTTAAAGAGGAATTTATATTAGCCTTAGTAGTACAATATCTATACAAGTCAGCAGGTATAGCATAATAATTGTATTCAGATGAGCCAATATTATGTACTAAATCTCCTGTAAAGACAGTATCAAATGTAGACATATCTACTTCTGAGGTATCTATGTTATAAGTAGTTAAAGCCTGTCTTATAGTTTCTTTATTTGTAAATCCATCATAATACCACTTATTAAATACTTTCTTATAAGGATTGTAGTCTGGATTTTCAATAAGATACTTTTCTGTACTACCTTCATACCATAATGGGTTAAGTATATATTTTATTGGATTATACTTTTCATTAGGTATTACAAGGTTCATAGCATCTTCTTGACTTAATAAAGAAGTCTTATAAGACTCTGCATCACCTTCACTACCTGTAAGAACAGCTTGCATATTATTAATAGTATGCTTAAATAGTCCTTGCATAGGTATAGTATAACTCTTTAGAGTTAACTTACTTGTAGAATTAATATCTATAAGAGCAGCATCTGTATCAGATATACCCTCATAAGGATAAGTTAACTCTCCATTATAAGTCATCATAAATAAACCATAAGGTATTTGACCTATTCTATTATAGAACCATTTACTATCTTTATACTGATAATAATTTTCTGCTTGTCCAAATGCTTTATATACAGATGTTAAATTACAATCTATAAATCCTTTAGATGTTAGATGATACTTGAAATTACATTTTCTAAATAAATTATCTATCACTTGTAATCTTGTACACCCTCTAAACATATTATTAGGAAGAGCCTGTTCTGTAACATCTTCTAAAACTAAGAATTGGAAGAAACCACTAATATCTTCAATAGTAGAAGCACAAGGTCTGAACATATTATAAGGGAATACTTTAGCTTTCTTTTCTATATTAAATGAGTTTCTAAATACTCTAAGTTTAGGAGTATTAACAAACCAATTATTATTATAGATAACTTCAATTCCTGCTAAATTTTTAGTACCATTCTCATCACTACTAAAGTTAAAACTATTATCAACTACCTCTAAAGTACCTGTATTAAATCTCCATGGATTTTCAATCTTACCTAATGCTTTCTTTATATTGAAACTATTAGATATACTTACAAGGTTAGGGAATAACTTAAATACTTCTGTATCATTATTACCCTCAGAGAATTTAATAGTAGTATCAGTATTTAAGAAGGTATTAAATGATGTTATATTCTTACTTTGTAAAGGAGATAATATCTTATATAGAGAAGGTTGAGTTTCTCTCAAATCAGAATTAGTATTATTTACCCATACTTTAGCAAACTCTATAGCACTATTTAAGTTCCATTTAATAGGTGTAGTAGCATCTGTACCTGATAATATATAATCATCTACATACCATACACATTTACCATTAAACATATTACTTATATTAGTACAATTTCTCAAATAAGATAAAGTACCATTGTACTTAGTAACACCATTATCATCATGTTCATTACTAAATAATATACTCTCACCTGTAAACTTACCATCAAATGCTTGAGATAAATCTACCATATTAGTACAATACTTGAATGCTTCTTTATTAAAACTGTTTTGCTTAGTTAAAGCTACTTGCTTTGACCACATAAAGAGAGCAGAAGCAGAAGTAACATTACTACACAAGCTAAGTATATAATATACATCAGTTAAAGATGTATTAGTAGCAAAGAATAATGAGTTAATATTATTTGTACCTATAATAAAGTTAGTAACAAAACCATTATTAGAGTTATCAGTAGCTACAAAATCTGGAACTTCTAAAGGAGTTACACCATTTACAAGTTTAGGTTCTCTAATTCTAAAGTTACCTAACTCATAGAATATATTATTCTCAGTTATCTTATAGTGTCCAAATATTCTCTTTAGATTTTTATTATCTCTAAATGTATTCCTATTAATATTAATAGGTTCATCTTGAATATTCTTAACTTTAAGATACTTTAGGTTAGTCATTTTAGAAATATTAAATGAACTTAGATTAGTAAATTTAGTGAAATCTAAAACATTATCACCTTGATACTCTGGTATAGTTTCAGTATTAAATTTAATAGAGTCTATATTACTATTGTAAAGATTGACACTATTTACATTTGATAAGTCACCACTTATATTAATAGGTGAAGTAAACACTGTATTACTAATGTCAAGAGTTTGTAAATTATTGTTATTTCTAAGTGTAACATTCATAGAACCTCTTAAACACTTAGTCAAAGTAAATGAATTCAAACCCTCATTATTCTCAACATCTACTAAGTTAACTTTATTACAAGATGATATAGTAAGTTTAGATAAGCCTTTATTAAGAGCAGCTTCTATTCTTTCTAAATTCAACATATTATCAAGTACTAATTCTGATAACTTAGAACAGTTCTTTATAGTAATAGCAGATAATTGCTTACAATCAGTAAAGTCTATACTTTCCAAGTATATCTGATTTACCAAGTCTAAAGCATTAATATTAGAATTATAAACAGATAACTTTTGTAAAGAAGACTGTGGTAATGATACAGACTGTACATCACTGTTACTAATATTCAAAGATATTAACTTATCATAGTTAGCTACATTTACTGAGTACTCTCTTGAATTTTTACTACCCCATCTTGTTCCTGTTAAGTTAATCTTCTTCATATATGATTTACCATCTACAAAGAATATAGACTTAAACTCAATAGGATTATTATTTAAGTAAGTATCATTAGCTAAATTAAGTTCTTCTAATAAAGGTAAAGTAGTACCTGTAGCACCAAAACCCTCTAAACCTAAACCTCCTATACTAAGATTATCTAACTTAGTAATAATATTAGAACCGTTAAATATACAAGTAGTATTACTTGCATAGAATTGAGGTAAAGTAATTTCAGTATCTTCATTCTTAGGAATAAAGTACTTATAAGGTGTACCTGCATTTCCTGGGATAAACTGGAAAATAAATGGACTTGCAGTTCTTATAGTAATCTTAATTTCCTTTTCATTACCTCTTGCAAGTAATGTGGACATCTTATTATAAGGTTGTATAACTGTAGTACCTGTATAATCAAATACTCCATCTAAGAATACCCATCTATTATGTAGCCAATTCTTTACATAGTTTACTCTTGTACCATGTAAAAATCTAATATTATTATATTCACCAGAAGCATTATCTAAAGCACCTGTAGTCTTATTATATTTAACTAAATACTTAACATAGTAATCATAATTAAATACCATTTCACCACAAGACTCTAATTGTGTCTTAAAGAAATAATCTACATAGTTATCTAAACAACTCTTATTGATTTCTGTAAGACCCTGCTCATTTAAGATTGTAGTTTTTTGGTCTCTGATTTTATTCCATATAGAAGAGAAAGTATCTTTAGTAGCAGATGTTTGTTCCTGTGTAAAATAAATACTTTCAAGTATATCCCAAAGTCTTGAAGAATATTGGTCAAAACCATTATGTGCATCATTATATAATATCTTTAATGTATTTAGTTTATGGTTACTATCTTTTATTTGGTTAGTAAGCCTATGTATGTAAGCTGTTTCAAGTACTGTTTCATAACCTGTATTAGACTCACCATTTGCAGTATCCATATCATAGAATACACAATACCAAGTTTTACCACCATCCCATGTTCTAAGTGTCATGTTTTTACCTAAAGAGTCAACTAAACCAAATATCATACATATTATAAAGTATGCAAAGGCAGTTGATATATTTAATTTCTCTTCAAGTGTTCTAACATAAGATGACCAGTTATTAGTAGCTGGATAATATAAAGGTGCATATATAGGTTTACCTGTCTTATCAGTCATTTGTTGACCATTAGAATTTAATGCTTGTGTCTTTTCATATAATATGTAATAACCTTTTATAGGGTCATAAGCATATTTAGGAACACCAATAGCATTAAATTTAGTTTCATTATCTGAATAATATAACTGTCCACCATGTTCTACCATAGAAGCAGTCAATTCAAATAATGATTGTAAACCTTTCCAAACCTCAGCATCATCAGAAACATCAGCATCACTTTTAGTAAAACCATTATACTTAAATTCTCCACACTTTTTAACACAAGACATATCACCTTGCCAGAATAAACCATAAGGGTTTTGAGTGAATATTCTTGTATTATTATCCACAGGAGTATTTAAGTTATCATTAAACTCAAATGAATAAGTTTTACTTTGTACTATCTTCTCTGATATAACATCAGTTTGTACTTCTGAATAGGTATTAATTACATAAGGATATTGGTCAATACTATCCTTAACAAACATAGTACCATTCCACTTACTATGAGAGAAGTCATTTAAGAATTTGAAACCCATATTATAGTAAGCTGCTCTACCTAAGTTGAAAGAGTAAATACCTAAGAACTTGGTTTCTTTGCTACCTGCAAATTTCATTAATACTATACAAGGAAAACCTTCTAAAGTATGCTTAACAGTACACTCTTTATGAGTTTTAACTTCTTCACCATTTACCATATTAGCTGTTTCTTTAGGAGGATTATTCTTTACATACTCCATAGGAGGTGTATCTTCCATAAGACCACTTGCATTAATATAGTTACCAATAGAAGCATTATTAGCATGAGAAGAGTCCATATTATCAGCTTTTAAAGTAAACTGATTTTCTGGCATCCAATTAGCTTTAGGTTGGAATAGAGCTTCTTGACCATCTACTCTTGTAATAGCTTTACCACCAAAAGTGTAAGCAATACCAAATAACTTTATTTCAAGGTTCTTACTTCTATAAGTTAAAGAAGATGTACCTTGTATCTTAACACCTAATGTACCATTAGTATTAGAGTTAAAGATAATAGTTTTATCTGATACAGGGTCATAATATTGACCTGTAGCTTGTGACCAATCAGTAAATAACCTTGATTGTTTAGTAGCAGGCATTACATATTGACTTTCTGTAAAAGGTGAACCTTCATCCATAGTCAATAAAAGTACAGGTAAAGTAGAACCTGCTTGATGCAAAGCTGTAGTTAAAGATGTGAAATCTACATCTGTCCATTCTCCATTATTATAAAGAATAGAGTTAACATTACCTAAAGAGTCTTCTATAAAAAGATTAGCTATCTTTTTCTTATTATACCATCTATAATCAGCACCATTAGTATCAGCATTTGCATTAGCATGAGCATTCATGTAATTAATTACAATACTCTTAGGTGTTAATGCTTTCTTAACAAATTTAATATCATAGAAATCTACATCACATTGTTTAGTAATATTGTTATCTATGATACTTCCACCTAATACTGGATTACAAGAGTTAAGCATAAATGGCTGACCTATAAAAGTATCAGCAGCAGTACATATACCATTTATATAAATATAAACAGTACCTCCTTGTTTAACAGAAGCTGTATCATATTTACATACAAAGTCTATGGTATTTATAACTTCTTGTTCTATAGATGCTGTAATTTTATGTGCTTCACCTGTAGGTCCTTCATCTTGATAGTACCAATAGACTTTATTTAAGTCTACTTTAATACCTGACTGAAAACTACCATCATTATTATAACCACCACAAAAGAAAATAGTATTCTCTGGATTAGGAGCTTTATCAGATTTGAATGTTAAAGATATAGTAAAATCACCTGTTTGCCAATGATTACCTATAGTACTATCTCCTAATGGGTCATAAGAGAAAGGATTAAAGTCTATTCTACCATAACCATTATTAAATAATCTTATAACATTCTGTCTGTTTTCATTCTGTATGAAACCTGCTGTTACACCATTACACTGATGTAATGTAAGTTTAGTAGTTACCTCTTTAGTAGTTATACCATCTGAATAATTCCTAACACTATTCCATTCATCCTTAGTACTTAAAGGAAATACTACTTTTTCTGATGAAGATTTATGACACCATCTTGCATATACAGAACTTAAATCTTGGTCAGTAAATAACTTATTAGTACCTTCTGATAAAGTACCTTTCATTATTATATCCTTAGTAATATTAAAGTCTGAACCTGCCCATGCTCTAAATACTATTTTAATTTCACTTCCTGCTGTAAATTCTGAAGCAGAAGTATCAATATAAAAAGATTTAGGAGAACCTTGGTCTAATACTAAGTTCTGAATATAGTTAGATACAGTAGCATCATTAAAATGGTCTCCTACAGTATTTACTAATTGATTATTTACATATACTTGGTAAGCTGCATAAATATAATTAGAGTTACTAATATAAGGTGTAATAGTAAATACTATATTAGAGTTCTTAACAAATGATGTAATTTCTGTACCACTTTCAATATCTTTATCAGTAGTAATACCATCTACTAATACTAAAAGAGTCTTAGCATTTTTTACAATAATATCTACTGGAATAGTATCTGAGGAAATACCCATATTATTAGATACTTGAAATAAAACCCTATAAGTATTACCTACTACAAGGTCTCTCTTTTCAAATAACTTATTATATATACTTATTTCCTGTACCTTATTACTACCATCAGATGTACCTAAATTAAAATCATAAGTTTTACCTTGTGCTGTAGCATGTAGAATAGTAGTAGAGTTAGCAGCTTTGTTATGTATGTTAAGAGTTATAATAGTGTCATCAGCATCAATATTAGCTTCAATCTTATTACTTTTAGCTGATAAAGAAATACTCGACTCTGTGATGTTACTTACATAATCTTCTAATGTCAAGTCATTACTATCATAAGCAGTAATTCTTAATGTATGGACATTAGAAGATGAGTACTTATCCATTTGTATAGTTATAGGGTTGTAAGTTTTTGAAGATGTAGCCTTTTCATTTACAATAGCTACACCATCCCAATAAACTGTAACATAATAAGTACCAGAACCTACAGGTTGATTAATGTAATAATTAAAAGTAAAATCTTTTGTACTGTTAAATACATTATCACCTGCAACTATTTCATTACCTAATGAGTTAACTACTTTAATAGAGGCAGTGGTAGATTGACTACCACCACCACCTGAACCTCCACCACCATATTGTGCAAGCCAAGCTACATTACCTTTTAACTCTTCACATCTTGAAGCAAGTCTATTGAGAGCCTCTTCTACAGTAATATAGGTCTCACCTTCCATAATAAGTTTAGTGTTTTGAGTAATTAAAGCTCTTGCATTGTTAGCTGCAAGTATTACCCACTTATTAAGTCTTTCATCAAAATACTTTATTGATTTCATACTATTTTTATTAAATCTGACTTATGAGTATCATTACTACCATTTGCTAATTCTTTAGTAGGTGGTAAAGTACTACTTTTAATATTTACATTAAATTTACCTTTAGGAGTAAATATATTTACTACCCTGTAAGGGTAACCTGTAATACCATTAGAGGTAAATTTCCATACAATATAGAATGGATTTTTCTGACCTGCATTAACTGTTTGTGCAGGTACTTTATCTAAACTATTACTTGATAATGAACAAGGATAGTAATGAGGACCTAACCATGGAATGTCTGGAGAAGGTAACTCTTTATTAGAAGTATGTTTATAGCCAGAAGACTGACACATTACATAAGTAGGAGCAGTAATTTTATTAACTAACTTAAAAGCACATAAATGTTTTGCTAAAGAGTTATTATTATCTGCAAGCCATTCTTTAGGATATAAGTAATTCTTAGTATCTTCTGTATCTCCATTTACAAGCATAGTAGAGTTAAACTCTGACCTTATAGTATCATTAGTTACTTGTATGTAAGGTTTCATATTATCATTAGGATTTTCTTCTAATGGATAACTTTGACTATAAGTATGCTTATGACCTCCTATAACTAACTTAATATCATTCTCTTGACAGAAAGTACTTGCCCAATAACCTAAAGAACCTGAATTAATATTAAGATGTGAGCCACCTCTATTAACTGAATTAGGTTCAAAGTTAGCTTTATAGTAGTTTACTATTAAAGCTCTAATCATAATAGTAAAAGGCATTTCATGAGTGTACATAACTTTGTACTTCTTAGTTCTATTAAGTTCTATGTCTTTAGTCATCCATTTCTTTATCTCTGTATAAATCTGACCTCCTAAAGATAAACCATAAACATCTTTCTCTGTAATCTCTGTAATTTCTGAGTTTACACACATAAAGTGAGTATCACCATAATTAAAAGAATACAAACTGCATACATAAATGTCTTTATCTTCTAATCTAAATATAGGAACATTTCTCTCATCAATTTCAAATGTATAGAAATATTCCATGTTAATAGGATTTAGTTTACTACTATCAGCACCATTACCTAACTTGTATATATTAGAAGGACATAAGTCATTATTACCTACAGTAGACATTTCTACATAGTTTCTTAAAGAAACTCTACCTTCAAAATAATCTAACCATTCATTGACTCTATTACCATTTTGGGTCATATCACCTGTATTAATGGTGAAATCAAATTGCTCATTAAGAGCTATATAATCAGCCGTCTGTTTCCATACTTTATACTCATCAGCATTAAAACCTTGTTGGTCAGACACTTGAACAAAAGTAAAGTTATTATTTATAACTTCCTTAACTTCAAATTGTCTTAAATCACTTATATAATTATCATCCCTACCTACCTTATATTCATAAGTACCTTTGCTTAAATTAGGTATTATAAGTTTATGAGTAGTAAAAGGTGTACCATCAGTAGTTTCACTTCTTATTCTATTGTATAAAGATAGTGTATAAGAGGTTCTACCATCACCTTCCTTAAATGACTCATACTTTGTAAAGTTAGTATCTCCTACTTTTCTTAACCATAAGTACTCATCATAATAACCTACTGATACCCAATTAAAACATCTTGTAGCACCTGACTCTGCATCTGGTGTAGCTTTAATACCAAAAGTCACATTAAGTAAATTAGGTTTATATGGGTTAAGTAAGTGCTTATTATAGAATATGTTTTTATTCTCAAATGATGCTTTTGGTACATATCTATCTACAGTATCTATAGTATTTTTATTAAGGTCTATAAAATACCAATCATTACTATTATTTCTCCTTGCAAGATTTCTTGTAGCTTGTACTACAGGGTCCATAGTATAATATTTAGTCATTATTCTGTTCTTAGATAAAAAGTCAAAAGAACTTCTTTCATAAGCATCAATACCATCAGAACCACTTTCTGAAGTAAAACCTACTAAATCTATATAACCATTGTATAAAGCAGTAGTACCATTTATAGCTGTAAATGGATTAACTATAGTACAAGGGTCTGTACCATAAGTTAAGAAAAACTTAGCATTTTTATCACTAAACTTTATATCCCACTCCATATCAAATGTAGTAACTTTAATTCTTGTAGTATTAACATTTAATACAGAACATTGATTACCTCTAATTAAGAATGTAGATTGCTTTTTTATTGTACCCCATAAAGGTAATACTTTCCAATCTGTACCACCTTCTGAATATTGTAATGATAAACCATTTAGATTAATATCATTATCAGTAAGGTTACTTAATTCTACAAAGTTATGAGAACAATAATTGTAACTATGTTCATCATCTTTACCTCCACAATATACAGAATTAATATATAACTTAGGTAAAAATAAAGTAGTAGTATATGCCCAATTATCAGCAGTAACTCCACTACTTGTAGGACCTGTAATCTTATTATCTAAGTCTTTCTTATATACTATAATCTTACCATTATTATCTACCTTTAATCTATAAATAGTATTATCTGGGGCAGTTAACCCTATAGTACTTAATGTATCAAGGTCATCAGAACTAATAGAGCCTTTACCTCCTCCACCACCATTTATAAGTAAGAAACTACCATCAATCTTTAAGTATAGCTTTTTATTCTCTTTTGCATATACAAACTCACCATCTAAAACTTGGTCTTTCTTTTTGTTCATTATAGTAGTATTCTTAGTTACTCTTACTACTATAATAGCTTTAGCATTAGGTAAGTTATAACCCTCATAATTAGGGTAGATTAAACTTGTATCATCTTCTGTATGGTCAGTATCTCTATGAGGTGGTTCTTGACTATTACTTGGTTTAATCTTGTCTCCTGTAGTTAATTCAAGTTTAGTGTTTGAAGTTAAAGGAGCTACAGCTATAACATTTCTTCTTGCAAATTCTAAAGAGTCTACAGATTGTTGTAGCTTTCTTAACTGTTCAGTTATAGTAACTAAAGTTAAATAGTCATTAGCATCAGGTAATCCTTCTTCTGATGTATCACCCCATACTACATTAGTATCTTCTGGTGCTGTTTCTTGTATTAATATATTAGCTTTATCAATACCTTGATTACCTGCTGAACTTACTAATTTAGGTATTAAGTTACTATCTTCTATACCTTTCTTAAACCAATACTCTTGAATACCTGTATCTTTAATTATACCTACAGTAAGACCTATAGACCTTTGTCTTGGTAGGAGTGCTTGTAAACACTCCTCCATAGACTTATAAGGACCATATTTATAATCAAGATTAGGTAATGGCTTAAATTCTGAATTAGTAGCATCAGAATTAATAGGTTTTCCTACACTTATATATTCTGCCATTAGCTTTTATTTTTAACTGTTATACTTATATTTTCTTCAAAACCACCAGCAGGACTGTAATAGAAAAATACTTTATATTTCAAACCATTGTATTCTCCTCCTTTGTGCATAGTTTTATAAGCACCAGAGTTATCTTTACTATCCCATAATGATGTTACAAAGGTATCACCAAATTGTGAATTTACCAAATCCATAATATCAGAAGGTATAAGTATATAATGAATTAACTTATTCTGATTTACTACTACCTTATAATTACTATAATTTGGTACTTTGATTTCTCTTGTTCCTACCATTAATTCTTCTACTGATTTAGTAAGGAACTCTTGAGGTGGTGTATCAGTTAAACCAAAATAGAAACTATTATAATGTGTAGGTTTAGAAGGTACTATTACATCAGGTTCATTAGGTGTAGTTTCTATAATATTACTTTTAAGACTTACATTGTTTTGGGGTATTACACAAAAACAATCTGTAAGTTTTCTTATAACCATATTAAGTAACAATACATCTTCATTATTTAATGGTAATGTATTAGCTACTTTTTGAATATAAGTTAGTAATACTAAAGCATAACTATTTTGAACATTTAGATAACCTGCCTTACATAATATATTATAATAGTTTGTTAAAGATTTGTATAATAAATTTTCCATATTATCTTCTATTACAACCACAAGTATGTTGAGCTACTTCTGTACTCTTTTTACTATCTGTAAATAATTTAAGAGCATTATTCCAATCACCTGTAAATATAGCCATATCAAGATAATTCATTCTAAGTACATCATCTATAAGGTTCAAAGGTATATTACAACTATCAGAATTTAAGTAGTCATTAAGTTTATACTTTAAGTTCTTAAATTTCAAATACTTATCATATACTACTGCTTCTGCTTGAGGTATATCACCTCCACAAGGTACAGAACTATCTACTATACCTTTAGTAGTTACTGTTACTTTATATATATTTACAAGGTCAGTAAGTGAAAGAGTGCTTAATTTAGGTATCTCAATAGTTAAAGACTTAGTATCTTTATCTAAGGTATTATTATATATCTTAGTACCTGTAACTAAATCAGTTATAGTTACATTGTTTATATATACTTTATTATAATAAGTTTCTTTACCTACTGAAACAGTTATATAAAATACATTATCTCTAAGTTCTACATTAGAGAAAGTTATCATTTTTGCCATATGTATAAAAATAAAAATGGGGACTAAGGACTATAAGTCCAAAGTCCCCTATTAGGTTAATTAATAAATTAATTACTTAATCTGCTTATCAGCAGGTAATACCTTATTAAGAGCTGTAACAACAGCAGCAGACTGACCCTTTTCAGTTATAATAACTAAATCTTTCTCAGACTTCTGAACACTCTCATTACTACCATCATAGAAATAATGAATAGTAATATAGTCATATTCCTTACTTGGGTCAACCAAGTACTTAGTCTCAAGACTGTCTGGATAACCCATGTTACCATACTGGTCTGCTCTGTTCTTCATAGTAAAGTATTCAAAGTCAGCAGTCTTCTTACCATTCTTAACAGTATTGGTATTTACAAGACCTACTGTACTCTCACCTGTAGTAGCATCATAGGTATCTGTAGAACCCCAAATTACATCATCACCATTTGTGTAAATGGTAGTAGGATGTAAGGTAAAGTTAAGAGGTTGACTCTCTTGCATACCTAATCTCCAAGGCTGTTCTACTTCCTCAAATACAATACCTGTGTAAGTATCTGTAAGGTCAGACTCCTTAGTATTAACATCTATAGGGTCTGAAAGAGTACCTAACTGATTAGCTGCTGTACCACCTGTTTCTAACTTAATAGTAACCAAAGGTACTGCTTCTCTTGCAAAACTCTTAGCTGCTTGAATAGCCATCTTCTTATAGAAAGTAGAAGCATTCATACCTGCAAAAGCATGGACTGCAAAATCCTTAGAATAAGTATTCTCTTGTGACCTTGTAGGGAATGCAGAGAAATCAATTCTAAGTACATAATCTTCACCAACTACTAAAGAAGAAGAAGCTAACTGTACCTTATGAATACACAAAGGTCTTTCTAACTTAGCTGCATCTACCTTATTAGCATAGATTACCTTACATGGGTCAATAAGGTCACTTCTTGTAAGACCACCTTGACCAAAATGCTGCAAATAAAAATGACTCTTAGCTGTGTCTGAACCTATCTTAGCATCACCTAATACAAGGGTAGACAAAGGCTTCTTCTTTGCATCTAACAACTCTTCTTTTAATGCCTTAACAATGTAGGCTTGTGAAACTTGATTTTGAGCAAAAATCATAATTTTAATATTTTAATTTAACTTATTTATTTGTTAAAACCCTACTTTGCAAAGCCTTCTTAACAGCTATGTCAAGTATTAAATCATGTATTGCAGGGTTTAACATACACTCTGTTATAGTTGAAACACCCTCTATACTTAAATCATCTGATGTTAAATCAGTTAATATAATAGGAGAAGGTGTCATTAAATATGTTACTTTGTAATCAGTAACAGTATTATTACTTATTATTTGAATAGTATGAGCATCTATATCTAATCTTAAAGCTCTATTGTTTGTAGGTCCTCTAAAAGGATTTTTAAGTATTCTATTAAGGTCATTATACTTAACTACTTCTACATCTTTCCATACATTAGGGTCACATATATTAGGTCCTGCTAATTTCACTACTTCATGTATTATAAATAATACATCTTCTGGTAACATAACTGTATCAGAGTTCATAGGAAACTCTTGTGTTCTAATTAAAGATTTAAGATATTCTCTTGCCTCTTCTTTATTTTCAAAACCTAAACCTAATGTACCATTGTATATACCTTTTACTACATCATCTTGTGCTTCAGTTAAAAAGACTGATTTCTCATACTCATCAAACATAGTTAAAGTAATTGATGTATTTCTATCAATCTGATTAAAAGCAGATTGTAATTTAACATCAAATTGATTACTAAATTCTTGAGTAGTCATTATTCACTTCTTTTACCTGTTTCTATTGAAGCATTAATATCACCTAAGTAAGCAGCCTTAGCTAATTCTACTGCTCTTTGTAATATTTGTTCATGTAGTATAGAGTCTAACTCACATTCTATAGAACTTGTAAAACCTTCTATAGATAAATTATCATAAGATAAGTCTTCAAGAATAATAGGATGTGGTCTTTTTATATATCTAATAAAATATTTGACATCATAAGCACTATCATCATAATGTACTGGTAATATAACTTCTATAAATCTTGTTTTATTATCTGCATCATTAGATGTAGTAGTAAATAATTTCCATGCTTGCCACTTACAAGGTCTCTTAAAAGGCTTTTGCATAACTCTATTGTACTCCATAAAAGTAATAGGTATTACTTGATATGTTCTAATAGATTTATTTGTAGCTTTTTTATATATTTCTACTGCTTCATTTATAGGAAGCAAAATTATATCAGTTGGGTCAAGATGAGGTAGGTTTATATCAGTTATAGCATAGTTAAATCTATATGCTCTTTTATCTAAAGGTTCTTCAATATTTTCTTGTACTTTAGGTAATTCTTTAACCTCTAATAAAGATGAAAAGTCTGCTTGTCTTATAATACTTTCATCAAAACCCTTCTTAACTAAATTACCTTGACTTTCTGGTGCAAAGAAATTTAAGAGAAGCTCAGTCTGTGCTTTAGTTAGCAAGACTGACTTCTCATATTCATTAAGTCCTGGGGCTTTATTTGATGAAATATTATTATATAAAACATCAAATTGGTCACTGAACTCTTGTAATGTCATATTTATTTTAATTTAGCTTCTAATGTAAATTTAATCTCTTGATGTGCAGGAGCATTTAAGAACTTAGCTGCTACATTAAATGTAGGATTTTCACCATTCTCACATAAAGGTAAGTTACCATCTACAAGGTAGTAATAGTTACCTCTTGCAGCTATAAGTCCACTCTCTACAGACTTCTTAATAATTACCTTAGCAGGTAATAAATCATCTTTTACTACCTTTAAGAACATCTTAGGATTATTCTTAATAAATTCAAGAGCCTTCTTCTTGAGTTGGTCAAGTTTAACCTCTGGTGAAGTAGGTCTCCCATCAAGAGTTTCAATAACAATTCTTAGAATATCTCTATCACTCTCAATCTTACCAAACTCCATAGCACTTTGAATTGTAGCTGTAGCATCACTTTCAAGAGCTTTTGACTCATCTGCTTCTCTTACAATAACATACTGATAGGTAGCCTTTGGCATATCTTGCAATGCTTGAATGTTAGGAGCAATCAAGTCTTTATTTGCTAAAAGTATCTTATACTTTATATAATCATCAGGGTTAGATAAGTCAAGATAATTATCCTGCTTTTGTAATCTAACTTGATAATTCTCCCAAAAGTTATTACCTTCAATATTCTTAAGAGGGTCAGACTTTCTATTGTAAACTGAAAGAGCATTTCTTTCAAGACCCATATACTCTTCAAGGAATAGCTTTTCAGAATTAGTAAGAACATTTGCAAAAGCACCATTCTTTAACAAAGGTACTGTATAAATTCTTACTGCTGTTTCAGCCATACCACCATATAGTACATGCCTCTTATCATTAGGAACAAGACCACTCTTCTTAGGAATAAATCTTACTATTACTCTTTCATTAACTAAAGGACTAATGAAATTCTCTTCATTAGACTTAACTTCTTGTTTCTCATTGTTTTCTGTAGATGCCTTCTTTCTTCTATTAGGCAGTTTTACTTCTTTCATTTCTGGTGACTCTACAGTGTCATCTAATTCAAAATTATCTTCCATTTTAATCTCTTTTAGATATTAATTAAAAACAGGGAAGGATTATAAATCCTTCACCTGTTATAATATAAATTAACCTGCAAGAACTGCTGGTATAATAGACATAGTTCTTGTTGGGTCAAATACACAAGTACCAAAGGTAGCCATCTTATGAATAGATGCACTATCCTCATCATAAGACATATTGTTGTTACCTACTTGACCTGTGAATGGGTTAATAAGACCCCATTGATAACCTCTAACCTCATTCTTACCCTTTACAGTACACTTCTGAATATTAGGCTGGTCAGCAGTACCAATGCTAAGAATGTCATATCTATAAGACATAGCAGGACCACCAAGAGGATGCTGTATCTTATTTCTAACTGGGTCATCATAGTAATCCTCAACATTAATCTTAACTGTTACACCATTAGGAGCCTTGTACTCTACAAATTGGAAACCTGCTGAGAGTGCATTAGTATGTAATGGTGAGTTAGTTTTAGAAATAACATTAACTGAACTATTATCAATAACAAACTGAGTCCAACCACTTGCCATAGCAAGAATTGCCTTATGGAACTGAATAGCACCCTTCTCACCTGTATTAATAATAAATACTCTATCCTTCATACCTAACTTAGCAGCAGAAAGTTCATAGAGAGCATCTTCAATAAGTTTGAGAGAGAATACAGAATAATAGATAGTATTTGATACTTCCATTTGCTCTGTAATACCTGCACCCATTCTGATTACATTACCAGACTTACCAAAGTTTAGATACTCACCATTTGCATTTCTATTGCTTCTACCAAACATCATGGCTCTGTTCTTGTAGTCAGAGAAAGTACTCTCAAACTCATAGTCAACAACAGTCATCCACATATTTGCAATAGTATGAACTGGCTTTTCAGAACCATTAGCTCCTGGCTTAGTAATTGGAATACCACATACTAACTTTCTGTTAAGAGCAGAAGAAGCTACCTTATGATAAAGTCTAATAGTGGTAAATTCATTTCTCATACTTACAGGAGTAGAGAACCTAATATCACCAACCTTTCTTGATAACTCTTGCTCAACAGGAGCATATTCAACTGAAAATCTTTCACCTGCAAGAAGTCTCTCTGCTGGTACACCATTCATATTACCACCCATAAGTTCAACCTTATAAACAGCATTAGTACCTTCTCTTCTTGCATCACCCAAAATTCTAAATGGGTAAATCTCATTCAAGTTACCTACAATTACCTCACCATCAGAAAACTCATCATCTGCAAAAACAAGATAGAAAGGAGCAGTACCTGCACCAACCATTGTACCATTGTTAGTAACAACTACACCATTCTCATCCCTTGCTTCTACCAAAGGTACATTTCTTCTGGTAGAACCTGCTACATCCCATGTGTACTCATCATCAGTATCATACTCCTTAGTAGGGAACTGTGACAAGAAAGTCTCCAATGACTTACCTCTCTGATAAGCCAAAAGATTAATCATTACATTAGTAGCCTTTTGAGGACTTAAATTAAAAGCACTACCAAGGTGGGACTTGAGGGTAAGACCCTTCCAACCTTGGAAGTTTCTCATTTGGTATTTACCTAAAACACCTGCCATAAATTTCTATTTTTAATCAATTTATAATTAAACATCAAAGTCAAAGTTTAAGCCATCATATGAGTTACTATCACCACCACCAAAGAAATTTAGATTTCCATCACCATCTCTGGAAGTAGTAGCTATCTTACCCTCAAGAGTCTTAAAACCTTTCTTTACTTCTTTCTTTACTTTATTCTGTAAAAGATTACCTATGTTCTTAAATCCATTTGTTAAAGTATAAGCTAAACCAACATACTTTAAGAAAT